CGTGATGAGTTCTCATACGATTCATTCTCTGAGGGTGAGAAACAACGCATCGACCTCGCGCTCCTATTCACATGGAGACAGGTGGCTAAGATGAAGAACTCAGTCGCGACTAACCTTCTCATTCTCGATGAGACATTTGATTCGTCTCTGGATGTCGAAGGTGTGGACAATCTCACAAACATACTGGACACGCTTGGTGACGATACCAATGTGTTCATCATCTCTCACAAGGGTGAGTTACTAGAAGGGAAGTTCGAGGACAAGATCGAGTTTGTCAAACGTAAGAACTTCAGCGTGATTGCATGACGGAAGGATATCGTTTCGATAAAATAGAAAATTTTTTGAGTCCCGATACCGCAGAAATGGCGTCACGGTATTGTGATTCGTTGATCAACTCAAAAGAACACGTGTGGACAACAAACTTTGGTTGGTTACATGGTAAGGAACAAGATCACAGCAATCCACGATTTGATAGATACGACAATCTAGTTCTGGTGCATCAAATTGTAAAATCGAACGAGGAACTGTATAATAAGATTTGTGCAGACATTAAACGCCATCATCCCACCTTTGTGCCGGAAGGAATAAATTCAGTACAATACTTTGTTTGGACGGGTGGATCGTGTATAGAATGGCATAATGATTTCACAAGAGATTTGGAAGAACCTCGCGGTAGGGGTAGGTCTAAAAAAAGATGTGGCGCCATTACCATATATCTAAACCGGTCGTGGAGTTATGAGTGGGGTGGTGATTTTCTCTACAAGGATGAGAATCGAAAGGTGCAGAGAGTGACACCAGAATACAACCTCGCTGTCTCTATCGGCAAAGTTGATCATCGATCAACACAAATTATTGGTAGACGGTTTCGAAAATGTATACAAATCTTTGTTAAAGAGGACGAATCCGCTGTTGACTTTGATGAAGATTTTTGTTAAACTGTGTGGATAAATTAATCAAGGAAAATTGTTATGGAATTATCAGATCGCGCCTTACAGGTTCTTCGGAACTTCTCAGGCATCAATGGGAACATTTTTATCGAAGAGGGTAATGTGATACGCACAGTATCCGAATCTCGAACCGTTCTCGCCAAGGCGACACTGGATGTGGAGTTTCCCCAATCGTTAGGAATTTATGACCTTCGTGAGTTCCTAAGTGTTTTAGGTTTGGTTGAGAAACCAATGCTAGGATTCAACGAAAAATATGTCGATATCGTCGGCAGTTCTGGTCGATCTAAGATCAAGTATTTTTACTCTGATCCATCGACATTGACAACTGTATCTAAAGATATTGGGCTACCTAGTACCGATGCATGGTTCAGTCTTACCAGTTCTGATTTTAGTAAGATCAAAAGTGCTGCGGGTGCTCTGGGACATAGTGAAGTTATTGCCACTATAGATAACGGTGTGGTTATGTTGACCGTGAAAGATAATGATGACGATACATCAAATGCATTTAGTATTGCAGTTGACGGAGAGTCTGAGAGTGATGATCTACACGCTGTGTTCAACATTAATAATTTGAAGATGATTGAGGACGGTGACTATCGTGTATCGATCTCTTCTAAACTTATTTCACATTTTGTGAACAACGAATCCAATAATGAGTATTGGGTAGCGCTACAGAAGTCAAGTAAATTTTAAAGGAGTCCTTTTATGAACGAGCAAATGGTTGACATGGTCAATCGAGTGACCCGTAGCACGGTCGCAGTGGTGGATACTGTCGCTGGACGCGGCGGTTTCCGTGGAGAAGAGTTATCAACGATTGGTCAGTTACGTGATCAATGTATCTCGTTGATCCAGCAGGTTGAAGCTCTTCAGGGTGAGGAACAAACTGAAACTGAGGAGTAATCATGGAAATTTTCTTCCTATTGTTGGCTGCCGTTGGTGTCGGTGGTTTCATTTATGTTTTTACACGAAAAGGCACTCTTGACCTTGATGGTGACGGTGATGTCGATCTGGATGATGCAGTTGAAGCAACCGAAATGGTTGTTGAAGAAGTGGTAGACTTAGCAACTTTGACTAAGAACGAACTTCTGGAATACGCTGCCAGTCGAGGTGTCGACATTCCAAAGTCTTGGAATAAAGGCAAAATTGTTAGTGTCCTTGTTGAAACTGACAACAAAAACTGATACTATGGGGACTCTGTCCCCTTTTTTATTATGGTGAAATATGAACGAATTCTTATGGGTCGAGAAGTATCGACCACTGACAGTCAATGACTGTATTCTACCTGAGCAACTCAAATCAACTTTTCAAAAAATCGTAAACAACGGTGAAATCCCGAACATGATGTTTACTGGCACTGCGGGTCTGGGAAAGACCACGGTCGCCAAGGCAATCTGTAACGAACTAGACCTTGATTACATTCTAATCAATGGTTCAGAAGATGGAAACATCGACACACTCCGAAACAAGATTAGACGGTTCGCTTCCAGTGTATCCCTCATGGGTGGGTACAAGGTGGTGATCCTTGATGAGGCAGATTACCTCAACCCCCAATCAACACAACCCGCACTGCGTGGATTCATCGAAGAGTTCTCTGACAACTGTCGTTTCATTCTCACTTGCAACTTCAAAAACCGCATCATCGAACCACTGCACAGTCGGTGTGGTGTCTATGAATTCAACACATCCAAAAAAGACATGCAGAAGTTGTGCTCTGATTTCTATCAGAGAGTCACCAATATTCTTCAACAAGAAGGGATTGATACCAATGGTCAGATGAAAGATGTTGCAGAACTGATCATGAAACATGCACCGGATTGGCGTCGTATTCTAAACGAACTGCAACGATCGTCAGTTGGTGGTGTTCTGAAACTAGGAACACTGACCAAAACCGATGCCTCGTATGATGCATTGTTCAAATCTCTGAAAGACAAAGACTTCAAGAAAATGCGGTCATGGGTGACAAACAACATGGATGTCGATTCGTCTGTCATTTTTCGGACTATATACGATAGTATGTACGAGAGAGTGGAGTCTCAATCAATACCACAACTCGTATTAATTCTTGCTGACTATCAATACAAGGATGCGTTTGTTGCAGACCATGAACTCAATCTTGTTGCCTGTATGACGGAAATAATGGCGAATGTCGAACTCAATTAAACACTCATACCCTTGGACACATTGGACGACCGACGACTTTTTGTCTCACAACGACTACCACTTAATTAAGACACTCATGGGTAGATGGCCTAAAGGTAAGGCTGGTAGTAAAGTGAATGTACTACTCGCTGAATTCCATTTGTTCAAAGAGACATTTCTTTATCAAAAGGAAGCGGGTTTGATTGACGCTATATTGATGAAGTATGCAAAAAAACTCGCAAAACAATACTCAATTGAAGGACAGTATGAGGTTGTCGAGATAGCATACTCGAATTGTGGTAAAGGATATCATTACCCCAATCATTGTGATTCAACACACAAAGTTTTGTCAAACATTCTGTATATGTCAAATAGGGGCGATGGTACTCGACTGTTTGAGACTAAGGAGGGCGATGTTGCGAAGGAATCGCCATGGAAATCAAATCGACTATTTACTTTCAAACGTGACGATAATACGTGGCATGATTATATCTCTAGGGATGGTAATCGATCGACTATTAGTATAAACTTTGTTAGTGCTATGGGTAATGAAAAACTCTTAAATTTGAAGAGAAGAAAAGCATACGCAGAAAGAAAAAATATCACGACTAGTATTTGGCCCGAGAAAGAAACGAGATTAACCTTAATATGAATCCATTTGACTTTATTAATTCTATTAACTATACCAAAGAAAATTTGGTCGTTGACGATATCACGGAGAAGGCGTACAACCCCTACATTACGAACCACCAGTTGTCGTATTTTAGTGACACAGTTCACATTGTTAATGTTCTGAACAAATATCATCACCTTGATAAGAAACTACAATATGACTTTTTACTAAATATAGTTAGGAAACGAAAACGGTTTACCAAGTGGAACAAACCGGATGACGTGGGTAACTTAGAAGTGGTAAAAGAATATTATGGATACAGCAATGAAAAAGCAAAATACATTCTACCTCTATTATCCCCCGAAGCCATAGAAATAATAAAACAAAGGATGTATAAAGGTGGAACAAAATAGATTGTGGACTCCGGACGATATGCTGGAGATTATCCTCAACGAACCAGATGATTTTCTAAAGGTGCGTGAGACATTGACACGAATAGGTGTAGCATCTAGGCGTGACCAAAAATTATATCAGTCATGTCATATTCTGCATAAGCAGGGTAGGTACTTTATTGTACATTTCAAAGAGTTGTTTTTACTTGACGGAAAAAAATCCAACCTAGAAGACTCGGATATACAACGAAGAAACTCAATTGCAACACTACTTGCCGATTGGGGTTTGATTCGAATAGTAAGACCCGAACGTGCCAAAGATCAGGCACCACTGAGACAAATCAAGATTATAGGGTTTAAAGAAAAGGATGAATGGGAACTTTGCCCCAAGTATAATATCGGAACACGTTAGAAATAAAAAACCGCATTTCGGCACCATAGACTGTTCATGGTCATGGGAACAAGCAATTGATTTTCTGGACACTCATCCATCTGATGTGACGAATTTTCATGGTCAGAAGATGAGGTTTTATCTCGAGCGCGCTAATAGAAGACCGAAATCTCCAAGATTCGCAAAGAACGTTGTGAAAACAATGGAACAGGTATTTTGGAAAAACCCTATAACCAATATCATGTTCTATGGTTTTGGATCAGAATGTGAAAGTTATCCATGGCACAAAGACATAATGGACGTTTTTCTTGTTCAGGTGTTGGGTAACGTGCAGATACGTGTAGAGAATACAGAGTGGGCAGAAACGCCCCGAAATTTTAATGTAGGTGATTGTGTATACATACCCCGTGGTACACATCATCAAATCATCACTGGAAAATCTCGGGTCACATTTTCCTTTGGTGTTGAGAAAGAACCCGACCCATCAACTTATGTGTGAGGAACACTATGATTAACAATGTACCAAACGTGACTTTTAAAATGAGAGTACGGGATGAATCTATTCTAGGCGACAACCCATACCGTTGGGAAGAACTAACCAGTGCAGATCTTTTTGGAAACAAAAAGATACTGATCTTCTCACTGCCTGGGGCTTTCACTCCAACCTGTTCAACTTATCAACTACCCAACTTCGAGAAACTATATCCTCAGTTCCGTGAACTCGGCATTGATGAGATCTACTGTATGTCTGTCAACGATGCGTTTGTTATGAATGCATGGGCGAAAGATCAAGGTCTGGAAAACGTCAAGGTTCTACCGGACGGTTCTGCACAGTTCACCCGTCAGATGGGTATGCTGGTTGACAAGGACAATCTTGGGTTTGGTCAACGTTCGTGGCGTTATGCCGTTCTCGTGGATGATATGCGAATTGTTACATCTTGGGTTGAACCAAGGTTACGAGATAATGCGGAGGACGATCCCTATGGTGAGACCGACCCCCACAATATCCTTGCTAGTTTAGTTTAACAACTAGCTGACGTACTCGGCAGGACTGCCTTTTCTTAGATTGTTCAATAGTAATCCGTCCATCGAGGCGGATTTCTTTTGGAGGGGTTCTCACAATAACACGGGTATCTTCTCGAATGTCTTTTCGACATGCGACATCGATGTCCCAATTATGTGATGCAGTCTGTAATTTGACCTGCGTATTTTTTCTGAAATCAAAATCATTTGCCATTGCGGCAGTGCTGAATAGTATCGTCATCACGACGAAGGTGAGTTTAGTCATGTGTGTATTTCTCCTATGTTTCACAACATGTAATTATTTATACACTTTTCTGTCACAAAAATGTAATATGTAAAAATGTCATACCGCTTGCATTTTGCATTGCGATGTGTTATAAATAAAGTCGAGATGCCACATAGGGTGGGTCTCACTAACAACACCTCGCTTTAAGAAAAGGAGAAACCGTTATGGTAACTAAAGCATTTACGTTCCCACGTTCACATTTCATTGGTTTT